AGAGAGACGGTAGATGCGAAGTTCTTTGCGTTGTTCCGAACAGTGTCGAGAAACCTTCCTTCATCCGATCCATTAATGACATAAAAATCTGCTCCAAGTTGATTACATAATGCTTTTGCAACTGTTGTTTTTCCTATACCGGGTGGGCCTGATAACAACATGTTTGGTATCTCGCCACTGGATAGAAAATCCCTAAAAGTCTTCTTAATACCATCAGGGAGAATACATTCTTCAATTGTTTTGGGTCTGTATTTTTCAACCCATATAAAATCACTCATTAACTAAAACCCTTAGATTTTTTCTTTGTCTTTGGTTTATCGAGAACCTCAATAACGGTTCCTTCAAAGAAAGGTGAACGACAGTTGTTCCACCAATACTCTTGAACCTCCTGCCATGATTCTACCACAAAAGATTTACTTGTGCAAACTATCTTATAATGATGTCTATCATAAGGTTTGTTGGATGTCTGTTCAAAAAATTGAGGATCTTCTTTTTCAATCAATTTAGTCATGATATTCTTTTCTAATCATGGTTTTATTTTTAATAATTATCTGATTATTTTCGTAGTCAGGAACAAACTCTAATACATCACTATTCTCCCACATGAGTTCTTCATACAACATATTGAGTTGTCGCATGTCTTCATACAAGTCTGTTGGTTCTTCTTGATTGTCTTCAAACATTGTTATCCACCCAGTCTGGTTTGCGGTCAGGTATGCGAAGATAATTGTCCTTTACCCAAGGTTTGGATGCAATGTATCTTTTATACTTGGTTAGAGTATCTATACTTGAATCATACTTAAATTCGTCAGGGCCTGCGAATGCAAACTCTGTTACATCTCTATGAATTGACAAATCTTTGTTTGTTTTTTCATTGAAGACTTGTCTTGCTTCTTGGAGTGTGTTTGAGCAAGAGTGAACCTTACCATATCTCTTGTAATATTCATAACACAAAGCAACTCCATGTGCTAGTAACCATGCGGTTTTTGAGATATCTTCGGCAGCCCATACTGTGCATGGGTGTCCACGAAATGCACCCTTCTTAGTATTATAAGGTGATCCATCTTTCTTATGGAGCAATTCATCTCCCCAATTAAAATACCACTTGGAATAGACGACAGCCAACATCTGACAAGTCTCAAGTGGCATCTTTACAATGTGTTTATCTGGTAACACTTCAGCCGATTTGTAAGGGCAGTGTTCGGTCACGAATACGTTCATAATGTAGGTTTACCTTTCCTCTACACTATATTCTATCTCTAATACTTTACTCTGTCTACCCATACTGTTACACCTTGTCAACTGGCACATAGTACCACCTAATTCATCTACAAGCACTTCTATTTGTTGTATGATTTGTTCTTGTAGTTCTTCTTCACTCATCTTTTATAAACTCCTTCTTTTCATAATCAAATCTAGGATGTGGTTGTGCAGGTTCCCAAGGATTCTTAGATGAATTCTTGATAACGATAAACTTATCCTTTGCAAAAGTTCCTGCAATCTGTACTTCAATATCATCACCATCTTTCCAGTTTATTTCCCCCTTAAGATTTGTATGAAGCATGGCCTCTTGTATCTTATCAATGAGTTCTTGTGTTAGTTTCATTTTTTGTTTTTCTTTCTGCTGTAAGATTTTTTACGTGTCTTTTTAAATGCTCCAAATTGTGCAAGTAAGTAAATTGTTAGTGCTGTCCAAAACACAACTTCTAATCCTATATTATTCATTATTAAATATTCCGTAGGGTGTTAAATCATATTTAACATTAGCAATGCCTTCATGTTTAACTTTAATAGGATTTCCTATCTTTGCTAAAATATCAGCAGGTATTTTCTTTTTAGTTATGTCATAGGGTATGGGTGCATTTGATACACATACCCTCACACATTCCCATTCTTCCTCTGTGAGATTATACATTAACCAAATGTTGAATCAGGTTCTAATGCAATAAAGTATGTAAGATTTAACTTACTATTACTAAACTTAGATAATAGTTTAGATGATACTACAACATCATAAGATCCGGGAATAATTCTTATATTCTCTACTTTGAAGTTGAATGAAAAATCTTTATCTGTTTCTCCTACAGTGACAGCAAATTCGTTTGATGTATCATTCTTCTTATCACGAACAACTAACTTGATTTCACCATTCTTACCAACAGCAGATAAATCTGGTAATTGATAAACTGCAGCAGCCTTAAGCATCTTCTCAAGAGTAACACTCTCAAGTTGAAAACATGCATCCTGTGATGGTAAACTTATTTCTTTCTCAGGTGGTGCAATAATAACCTGTGGATCTGCAAAGAAATATTTTACCTTTCTTCTACCTTCACTAATAGTAAGATATGTTTCTTCAGAGAAATCAAGATCAGGATCTTGATGTAAACTCAATCCATTCAAAAACTGATTGAGATCATAGATCGCAACGTCTCTTGGAAAATCCTCTGGTATCTCTGCTTCAGCAAGAATATTCTTTGCAACAGAGATAGTACGTAATTGATTACCCTGCTTTACAAGAATAGAATTGTTGATACCTGCAAAGTTCTTTAGGATGTTAACAGTGTTGTCACTTAGATTCATAGCTTCAATCATTTAAGGCATTTGTTCAAAATTTCCAGATGGCATAGATGGTGTTCCATAATGCTCATCAAAGTGTAATAATAGCATAGCATAATGTATGACTTTCATCAAGTCCTTCTTATTCTTTCCGTCTTTGTTTCCATACCTACTTCCATACTTCAGTATGTTTGCTTGACAAAAACCTGATGCAAGTTCCTTTGATGCCATCAAATCTATTGTCTGAACATTACGAAACTCATGAGATTTTCCTGTGTAATGTCCTTGATATGTTCCTGATACATAATCTCTTATATCATTTAAAATTTCTTCTTCATGATATTTAAAATAGTGTGCCATTGGTTCCTCTGTTTCTTTAAAAAAATGATGTAAATATTGATCATCTATATCTGACATATAATCAGCAGAGTCAGTGTAATAATCAATTTCATAATCAAGACCGTCAAAATCATATGCAGTATTACCTGCTCCGATTTTAGTGTCGATAATAGGATATTCTTCGTCCATAGTTCCGTTCAAAGCCTCCCACGCTAAACTCCATGCATTAACCATATGTGAAAAGAAAACCATTTACTAAACTCTCTGCTTTTTCTTTGCCAAACTTACCACTCAGATAACCTGATACTGGGTCTAGTTTGGTCATATAAGCATCAAAGTCTTTGTAGACGGAAGTGTCTACTCCAGTTGGTTTCTCTAATTCTAACATTTCCTTGTACTTTGTCAAGTATGTCTTAAACATGTCTAGATGTTCATCCACTTCATCCATTGTACATTTGGCAATATAAACATTTTCTGAGAAATGATTTCCGGGCTCAAAGAATCGATAGTCTCCATCACTCTTAGGAAGACCATCAACTGAGAACAAATAATTCTCTACAGGATGTTGGAAGTCAAAGACAATAATGACCTTCTTGTCAAAAAATCCCATAAGATCCATACCAAAACATGGAAGATTACTGCCTGTTTTAGGATAGATGATGTTGTTGTATATGCTAGACTTTTCATTCCAAATCTCCACAACTCTTGACTTAATTATGTAGTCATGTTTATAGACTTTTGCAGAAAGCACAGTGCCCTTGGCCTCCCAATCTGCCCACGGATGAGCAAACTGGAGATCAAAGGCATCGTGTAATGCTTCCTTGTAGTTACCCCACAGATTCATCGGACTCCTTATCAAAGTCTACATCTGCATCAACCTTATCATAGAGTTCCATGAATGATTGCTTAGTCTCATCATCGAAACGATTGACACAAACTTCGATTGCTTTTGCTTTGTCTCTGAATATAGAGAATGCACGAATGACATGAACAAGTCTACGAGTTGAGATGATCTCTTCGATACCACCATCATAGAATGTACGACGAATGATATCTGCCCAATCGACAAGTTTCTTGATGAATGCATCATCATGAACACCAACACTCGCAGAGTGTAGACGAAGCATCTTCTCTTCAATCTTAACATGAGGATATGATTGCTCAAAGGTCACAGGGAATCTCTCAAGGAATGCTTCATTAAGAACATTAGTTCCGATGAATCTACCATCATCAGATCCTTTACCTTTGGTATTCGCAGTCGCAATC